CTTCTTTCCTCCGTAGAGGATAAATTCAAAACCACGATTGATTTCGAGGTTTGATTTATTTAGCTCAGACGGAGATGATTTTTTGTTCTCTGAGGAACTTAACTGTTTCAACCGTACCTCCTAGTTTTTTACCATCACAAATGACCTGTGGAAATGTAGTTCCATATCCAAATTCATCAGTGAATGCCTTTTCATCAAAGTGTTCACCTAAAGTATACACCACAAAACTACTACTTGTCAACTCTAATACCTTTTTTACCTTTTCGCAATATGAACATCCTTTCTTTGAAAACACAGTGAAATTCATGTTTGTTGTTAGCCTTAAATAATGATTTATAAAATAAAAAAGGGAGGATACCCTCCCTTTGTGTTACCACCAACACACTCCCCCCACCACAGGGGAGTATCTTTAGTCCCAAATCTACAAGGATGCTAAAGACTTTTCTATTATAATGTATTTTTTAATACTTGTCAAGCTATTAAAACGAGCCAACGTCAACTCTAATATTTCCAAAAGTATCATAATTATTAGAATATCCAGTAACAAATAGCATTGTGCCTCCTGTCCACGAGTAATTACATACAGCATCTCTTTCACCATTAGCTTGATATGCTTTATTAGCTGCACCAGTTCCAACTCCATCGGGTCTTTTTGCGTATGAGACAGGAGTTCCAGCAGCTCTTTTCTCAACTTTCCAAAGAACAGGAACTCTTACGTAAGAATTACCAGCATCTGTCATTACATATGTTTCTTCATAATAGCGTTGGCAACGTCTGAGTTCATCTCCATAGGTGCGATGCTCAAAAGAAGTCGGTGTGTCCCCAACCTCAAATTGAACTCCCGTCAGTTCAAATGTTGAATCATTTGTTGTCCACCATGTTGACGTAATATCTGGGTATCTTATTGAACTATTGTATGCTGCCCATTGATTGATAGTAAAACTATTATCAGTGGTGTTAGTTCCTCTAAACAATGTCCAATACATTTGTAAACCTCTACCAGCATCCTGATCAAATTGTAAATTAGAATTGCCAGGAATTTTGTGAGTAAATTTAGTCCAAGTATCTGCAGAAGTAAAAGTAATTGGAGTGGCATAACGATAACTTGATCCATCACTAGTTGTCAAGGCTAGATAAAAAGTCTGTGCAACACTTGACTTAGCCCAATAAGATAATGTTACAAAACCAGTACTCGAAGTGTAATTCCAACCAGAATTAGCAATATCTTGTGATTCGTAGGTGGTATGAACAATAGCTCTATCATCAGCACCAGCACCACTTGTTTGGTTTCCGTTTGTAATTTTATATGTTTTTCTAAATCCTAAACTATAAGGTGTAGTTCCACTTGCAACATCACCTTGTGCCTGTGTCAAATCTTCATCTTCCCCTGCTGTCGATAATCCAAATCTATCAACAGTTGCTATACCCTCAGATCCCGTATCCGTTGTCGCTTTTTGAGCTATGACCATCGCACCGTTGACTTGAAGGTTGCGATTAGAGAGTTGACTTCCTCCAACATCAGCTATTTTTGCGGATGCTGTTCCATCTGAGTGTGTTGTGATTGCATCACTCGTTGCATTATTGTGTCTGATTGCGTCTACTTTTAATGTACTCATGATTATGATATATGATAACTTTGAGATGCATATCCACCATCTATGGTGCCACCATTAAGATAGAAACGAGCACCAGAAATAAAATCAGTGCTGCTTGATCCTAAATCAACGTAACCATTAGCTTGTGTAGTTGTGTACATAGTTCCGTTATTATAATTCACAAATCCTACATGATTTATAAGATATTCAGTTCCATTTGAACCTAGTCGGTAAATATCTAACGTTCCAAACAACTTATTTGTAGTATTTGTCATACCCCACCACAATTCTACTGATGTTGTTTTTCCTCCACCACCATATGCACCACTATGTGTATATGACGAATATGATTGATATCCAGAACCTATTATGCTTTTAGAACCACCAGTTGTTGATTTTTCTAATCTTAAATTAAATTGTTGTGTTGCAGAGGCACTACAGTATGATAAATTATATCGAATATGAGATGCTCCAGCTGGAATACCAGTGAATGTATATCCATCACTTCCACTTATGTCCGTTCTAGCTCCATGTACCCAAGATTGTGTTGATACAGTTGCAAACGATAATGCACCACTACCATTCGTGACCATCGCTTGCCCAGATGTCCCGTCGGCACCAGGTAATTTGAAGGTACGGTTTGCAGCTGGGTTGCTGTCTGGTGTTGTGAGAGAGACACTGTTGCCTCCCGAATGTACTAATTTTATGTTACTCATACTGCAATCTCCATTACTGTAAGTTGTGCCTGTGTTTCATCAACACCATTTTCATTTAACTTTACGGTGTGTGTAGAGTTTGCATAATATCCTTTAAATTTCACCGTAAAAGTTGCAGCACTTGTTGAACCAAATGTTCCCTGTCCTGTTTTCATTAATCTTGCCACAGTTCTGTGTGCTCCATCGTTATACCAGTCATATGGTCTCTCACTATTCTCACTACCACCAGAATCATTTGGACTTGTAGTAAATCGTGTACCATCTTTGTAAATATTATATCCAATTCCATGAGCAGAATTACTACCACTACCACCATAATCCACATAAAAATGACCTTCAAAGATAGCATAGAATTTACTATTAGCTGCTCTTGGTGTCATAGTAACTGAAAGACCATTAATTGTAACATATGTATTACCATCATTATTTGTTGCAGATGTTGTTGTATCTGTTATACATTGAATAACAGTTCCTGCTGGCATATCAGTTTTAGACAATGTTAAACTACCAGCTGGTAGACCACCTGCAGAAATCCCTGTAATACTTCCGTTCCCGTTAATTGTTACTGGCATAAGATTATTTCCTCATCAATATTTATACGATAGTCAGAAAACTACCTGATGGCACAGTGACTGTAACGCCAGCTTTGATTGCTATCGGTCCTGCAGCCATCGCATTTTTGTCTGTAGATATAGTATAACTCACATCGACTGAATTGTCATTCTCAAAGAACACAGTGTTCGTAGACGCACCACCAACAGGAGCACCTGCAGGTAGTCCAGTTAAACCAGAACCATCACCAGTGATTGTTCCACCAGAGACATTGATACCTGCTCTTGCTGTAATTATTCCTATCGCATCTATATTTGTTACGTCTTCGTATGTTAATGTACCTGCAATACCAACAGTTCCATTGAACTTGGCATCAGTTACAAAAGTTATTTCCCCTGTCGCACGATCTACATGAAAAGTTGTACCAGTTGTGGTGACACCAACAGTACCAATACCCGCCTGCGTTCCATCTAAGTGAAGTAGTAAGTCTCCATTAGAATTTGTTATTTTTATTTTTTCGTTGACTGATGCACTAGTAGGATCTGACTTTGCCTCAATACCATGAATTCTAAGGGTACTCATTCTTTTAGTATATCCTTTTAGTTATTTAGCCTGATACTTCCATTAAAGTAATTGTCGATGCAAGTCTAATATAATTATTACTGTCGCTATCAGCCCTTGATCTATTTACATATAAAGCATTAGTACCATCTGCATCAGCATGATATAATCCATATGTAGTCGCACTTGTAGTGGCAGGACTATCTAAAAAATTCAAACTTGCTTGTCCAGTGCTGTAATTAGCACTACTATTATCATCCCAAAAGGTTGCACTTTGTAGAGCAATACTTCCTCTAACTCTATTACTAGCAGCATCACCTACGTTTATATCTGTTGATCCTCGTCTTAATACAATATAATGAGCAGCATAATTACCACCAATTGATGCATGAAACACAACTTGAACTAAAATTTTACTGTCAGATCTTGTTGGTGTGATTGTAGCTGATAATCCTGGTATTAATTGTGGAGTTGAATTTGATGTGAGTGATTCCGTATCACTTTTTTCAACAAATACAACTTGAATAATGCCACCACCACTTGCACCAGATGGTATTCCATCTCTTGGAATAATTCGATTGGTTCTTAATTCTGACATTATGCTGATAACTCCATTGCGGTCATTGTACTACATGAATAGTGACTACCATTATTGTTAAAATATGCTGTACCACTTCCACCATATCTTGAAAAGAAAAACCCATAAGTTAATGCGGATGTTGAATTTGGAGAGTCAAAAAAGTTCCAAGATGAATTACTGGAGACAAAATTTATTGAGTAATCTAACATTCCATCATCAACACAAGGACTATAATCAATCAAGGTACCATTACGTTTAATCATAGCATTTACATGAGCATTACTACCATCACCTCTCAATGATGCATTGATCATAATCAAAATTTTACTTGTTGCAAATTTAGGAGTTATAACTACCGACATTCCAGAGTCTGTAGGAGAACCCAATGCAGTAGTAGTTGTTGATACTTGTGTTGTATTCATTGTGCCAACAACTTGAATGACACCTCCTGCTCCACCAGTGGGGACACCAGCAGTTGGAATTATTTTATCGACTCTTAATTCTGATGACATGGTTATGAAGGTTCAGTTGGCCAAGTAAAGGATGAAAAATCTAATTCCCCACTACTATTTAATTTAGGAGATGCACTTGCAGGTAAATCACGAAGTGCCTGACGATAGTTTGTCCAATCATCAGAGGGTGTTTGATCTGGTAGTACTCTCCAATCTGTCTCTGCAATTTTTTTATTTCTTTCAATACGCAATAATCTCATTGGTTCTGCTGCATCAAGTTCTGCGATCTTATCAGCAACTTCTGTTTTTGTTGGTTGTTGCTCACTATCTAACCATTCAAGACCAGTGTAATCATTCCCACGAAGAGTCCATTGTGCTCCTGGTTTTAATGAATGTAATGCATCTACAATTGTATATTTCATAATCTTATTTATGCCTTTATTTCCATAACTGTTAGATGTGCAATACCCACAGCGTTAGCCATCATACGCATGTTACCATTGACAGTGGTAAAGTGTGGTCTTATTTTGATTGCAGATGTTGTAGGGCAATTTCCACTTGTAGTATATGTCGCTTCATTCAAATCAGAATTTGTTGATCCTTGCCAACCTATATAATCCGATATTATAGAGGCACCTCCCATTACAGTATCAGAGGAAAAATTATCAGTGGAATAACTGAAACCTCCGTGAAAAGCTCTGTTAGCATTTGCGAAGTTGTAAATATCTGGTATAAAACATGCTACAACAAATTTATTACTTGTAGAAGAAAAAGTTATAGATACTTCTAAATCTGCACCAAAAGAGGTTACTTCTGTGGATGAATGAGTAATATCAACAGCAGCACCAGTGCGGGTATCGGTTTTTATTTGTAAAATTTGTCCAGAAGATCCAAAATTAGAAGCACCAGTTCCTGTAATATCTCCGTTTGGATGAAATGTAATTGCCATAACTCTCCTATACTACACGATAACCCATGCACCGTCAAGTGTCATAGTTGAACCTAATGTAATTGGTCCTGCATTCAGTGCGTTTCGACCAGTTCCAATATAATATCCATTTGGATTATCTAACCTTGCATTAAAGATAAGAGAACCATCACCGATGTAAATACCTCTAAATGAATTTGCAGCACCAACTGTTTCATAATTGTCAACAGTCGATGTATTAATACCAAGATTTTTTGTGGTTGTAATACCAGTAGTTCCAAAATTAAATTCACTACTTACTGGAAGACCAGTTAGATCAGAACCATCACCAACAAACTTAGTCGCAGTAGCAACTCCAGTGATTACGACACCACTATTGTTTGCTTCTGCCTTTGTTGCATTACCGAATTTAAGTGTTGCTGCATCAATACCAGTCAAAGCAGTTCCACTTCCTACAAAACTTGTGGCAGTTACAACACCAGTGAACTTACCATCACCACCAACATCAAGTTTCGATGATGGAAGTGTAGATCCGATACCCACATTTCCACCAGAATTCTGCGTGACACCTCCAGTGCCCGATTGATGTTTCCAGTTGTTAAATCGGATATCAGACATTATATTATACTTTCAATTTATGGTTTTGGATGTGCTATTTTTACACTTGTGATTCCAACATACCAACTACCAGTTGTGGCAGCTACTCCAAGTTTCCCATCTGCCATATCATGATACAGTTGATCTAACTGTGTGCCTATATTTGGATAATGAACTGTGCTTGCAAAACTTACTCGGTCTGTTTGATATTGTAACTTATTTAATTCAACTCTTGCTGCGTCAACATTTGATTGAACGATAGAGACTTTGTTTCCACTTGCATCTAATCCATAATCAACAAATGATTCATCAAAAGTAACTATGGATGGATATGCTTTTTTTATTGCTGCTATATCTATTGACATTATGGTGTTACCTCCATGGCTATGATATTTGAACTGAATCTACCAATGTAATTTGAGTTATCATTATTATTCGGATAATTTATATGTACATCTTGACTTCCAGTATGAGTCATGCACTGTACTTGATATTCTGTTGAAGTGGTAGTATTTGGTGAATCTAAAAACATAAAAGAAGATTCTTTAACGTGATATACTGAATTAGCAAGATCAAGATTTTGAAGCGGAAAACCTGCTTGAGTTCTGTTTCCATCAGCATTACCCAATCCTATTGCAGTAGCAGAACCACCAGATATCGTTCTCACCAATCTTCCAAAACCATATAGATTACTGTGTCCACCGTAAGATATATTAACAAGAACTAATATTTTATTTGAAGAACTTGTGGGAGTTATGTTTACATTTAATCCTGTTATGTCAGTGTAACTCGTAGAGTTAGTAACGAAAGTATTACTTTTATGTGTAGATTTAGTTTGAACCAGTCCACCACCAGCTCCATATTCTAAACCATTTGCACTTGAGTTTACTTTTAATACTTTACCAGCAGCACCAATTGCAAGTCTTTCATCAGCACTTGCACCTCTGACTATCAAATCACCTTGTGTTGTCGTTGGTGAACTTGCTTGACCTTTTGCTACAAACGCCCAGTTTGCATGTGCTGTTCCACCTGATGATGGATTGTTTCCAGTTGTTGCAGTCGTGCAAATATAAGTTGAAGTTACTGAACCATCAGTGAACACCACTAAATCATCAGGAACATATGCTGTTGCATTATTATACGTCCCTCGAAAGACTTGTTTTATTTTTCCTAAATCAATTGTTGCCATGTTATCAAATGGTTGCGATTAGATTCCCACTGCTATTTATACTGAAAGTTATGCCCGATGGAGCAAACATAACTTGTTCAAATGCTGCATATTGATCACCAGTAATATTATCAGCACCCTTGTTCGTGGTTCTCACTTGTAGATTACTTCCAATTCCAGTAAAACCATATACCTCACCAGAAGAAACATCAGTAAGGTTTGCACCACTACCACTGAACGAAGTTGCGGTAACAATACCAGCAACAACAATACCATCAGCATTGGTTGTAATTGTACCAACACCTGCGGTGTGCGTTATTTTATTTACTCTAATTTCTGATGCCATTTTTTATTTATGATGGTTTAGGATACTTAGATTTAATTGGGTCTACTATATCTGTTTTCCATTTATCAATTCCATTATGATAGATGTAATCTAATTGCACACCCCAATCTGGGTACTCTTCCTTTCTTTGAAATTTATATTGAACTGCTGCCGCTTCAGAATTTAATGTCGTCCTAGCCGCGTCAATATCAGATTGCACCAAATCTATTTTCGATCCATCAGCCTTGAAAGCTCCCAAAGCATCATCTATTCTTTTACAATCTGGATATGCTCTGTAAATTGCATCATGATCCATTAGGCTTCTACCTCCATAAGAGTTAAAAATTGTGCAGACCTCATACGATCATTTGAAGTTGCAGTTGTGTTTTCTCTACCAGCATAAAAAGTTACACTACTATTTCTTCCATGAGTTCCACGAATGTCATAAGTAGTAGCACTTGTTGTAGATGGTGAATCTAAAAAATGAACATTCATATTCGCTTGAAATGAAGTACTTGAAAGAAGTGAACTAACAGCAACTCTATTGTTGCTACTATTAGCATCACCTATAGAAGCTGTAATAATAGAGCCACCTCTAAAAATACCCATTCCAATTCTATTATCATTAGAAATACTTACAGAAAGACATGCCATAATTAAAATTTTACTTGTACTTAATGTTGGAGTAATTGTTGCTGATAATATTGCACCTGTAAATGTTCCAGGACTTAAACTTGTTTCTGAAAAAACATCAGTTTTTACTGTTTGGACAACTTGAAGAATTTTACCTCCACTAATTCCCGTTAAGTTAGCTCCGCTACCACTAAATGAAGTTGCAGTGCATACACCAGCGAATTGTGCATGACCTTGATGAGTTATTGTTGCACCAATACCAGTTGTTCCAGTCAAAGGTCCCACAGTCAGTCCAGTGGTAAGACCGACACGATCTCCACCATTCTCTCCGACTACACTTGTAACTCTAATTTCTGACATATTATGATGGTTCTGTTGGCCAAGTTACTGATGTCATATCTAATCTACCTACACTGTCTAGTTTAGGTGATGCACCACTTGTTATGTCTCTCAATGCTTGACGATAAGTTTTCCATTCGTTTGAAAGAGTAACATCTGAATTTGCTCTCCAATCACTCTCTGCTATTTTTTTATTTCTTTCATATCTTAATTGTGTCATAGGTTCTGCATTATTTAACTTTGTTAATTCTGCATCTATTTCTGCTTCAGTTGGTTTTGTAGTTTTTCCTTGCCAATTTAAATCTTTATAATCAAAACCTGCCCAAGACCAACCTTCGCCAGGTTTTAAGGACATAAGTGCATCGTGTTTTGTTAAAATTGCCATTGTTTATGCTCCCATTTCATATACAAAAATTGTACTCTTTAATTGCCCATTCTGAGCACTATAATTTAGACTGTAGTTAGCTGTATAAAATCCCACTTCAACGTGATAATTAAGAGTCTGCCCTGATGAATAAGAAGGGATGTCATAATATCCTAATACATTACAGTGATACGCCCTATCATTTGAGGTGTAGTTTCCACAATAATACCATTCCTCTAATTCAGTTGCAGTTCCACCAGCAATAGACCTCATCAAATATAAGTTAAAGAGAGCCTGATCGCTACTTACACCATTTAAACCAAATTGATTTGCTAGAATATAAAATTTACTACCAAGTGCTTGTGGTGTAAAAGTTATGGTTAAACCTGTGTCTGCTCTTGTTGGAGTGGTTACGTTTACTGTTGTACCTGTTGCAGCATGATGTATTTTTAAAAGTTTTCCAGCACCCACACCTGTTAAGTTTGCACCACTTATTGCTGGTAATGCACCAGTCAATTGACTTGCAGCGACAGACCCAGTGAATGATGTTGCGGTAACAACACCAGTTACATTGACACCCTTAGTAAACTTAACTGCGTCAACACCAGTTTCTCCTATTATATTTTCGACTCTGATTTCAGACATTTTTTAAGATCTTTTTTTTATTTAGTTAGAATACATTCAACACATTCATTACAAACGTAGTTCCAGCAGATACATGGAAGGTTGCACCTGTTGAGACATTGATACGACCCAATCTTGTGAAAAGAGTATTACCAGAAATATTATCTGACTCTAATCTAATTGATTGACCTGCACCAATTGTAAATGTTTCTGTTGTTTTGAATATCAGATTTTCAAGTGTACCTTGTGTATTACCAAGTGCAGTTGAAAATCCACTGACTCCTGTTAAATTTGCACCATCACCATGAAATGCAGTCGCAGTAACAATACCTGTACATCTTATACCATCTCTTGCAGTGATGACACCAACTGAGTCTACATTCGTTACGTCTTCATAGGTCAGAGTACCACCGATACCAACGTCACCTGGTATAATCGCATCTCCTGTAATTCCGTTTAGTTGTATTCCCATCAGGTTTTTAGTTATTTATGTTGGGTCAAATGCAAAGTAATTCATATTAAGAACTAATCTTACTTTTTGATTTGTACATGATGTACCCGAATGTTTTATGTGAGAATCAAAAGTCACTAATCTATTTTCAATACTTTCAATTTTAGTTCCGTCTTCAAAAATCGTATAACCATTATTTGTATTTAGATATAAAATACTTGTTTTGCATTTAAATGGGACATCAGTATGAAATCCATGTTCTACTATTTTTGATGTTCTTGTATTCATATTAACTTTAACCTTACATATAGTTGCTAAATCAATTGAATTTAACACGGGCACTACTTGTTCAAATAGATTTGATGATGGTTGCTCATATGAATATAAAAGATGACTAAATTGGTAATTATCAAGTTTAAATGCATCAGATTTCAATTCATGATCATATACGACTTCTCCATAAGTCCAAGGTATCTGATTACTAAAATAAAGTTCTTGTATATTTTTAAATACTTGTGTATTTAAAAAATTATCTTCAATTTTAATCATAATAAAGTATATTTTTAGTTAGAACCAGTAAATATAGTTCCTCTGTACAGTTCACGAGCATCAACTAACGCTTGTATTTCTGTTTGTGTTAATAGTCTATCATACAATACCACATTTGCCATATTATCTGGAGATGCTGTATTACTATAAGCATAATGTCCTCCTATGTGATCAGCCTGTGTGCTACTAGTCCAGTTAGGACTATTCTCATTCTTCTCTAATGTTCCATCAACATATATCTTTATATTTGTACCTGGTCCATCAGTTACAAATGCTATATGATGCCAGTTTCCATCATTTACTGATGTTGATGCATTATAATGTGCATTACTATTTGTAGTAGCAGTAGGTAATCCATTTCTAATACCAAGTCCACCATATGTAGAGTTTCTTGTATCACCCCATAGTACGACACCAGGAGAATGAGAGTCACCTGCTAAACTTTGACCACCGTTGGAATTACTTTTATACCAACAAGCTCTTGTTTCCTTTACACTTAATAAAGATCCTGTTTCGTATTTTAAATAATTACTACCAACAGAACCTGTATTTGAATATCTTGGACCACCATCCAAACCACCTGTTTTATGCATATATTGAAAAGGATTTCCACTATTTGAATAAATTGATAATCCATTAATAAATGGTGTTACCATTTCTCTTTTAACATAATCGGTTGCATTAGTATTATCTGGATAGTCAAAGTTAATAACATATCTTAAATTTCTTGTTGGGATTGGTCTACCTGTTGAGATTGTTGCCCACTGTATAGCAGCACTACCACCTTTACTTGTCAATACCTGACCATCTGTTCCATAGTTTGCACCACCAATTCCTAATTGACCTGCACTTCCGATGCGAAGTCTTTCAACACCTGATGTCTCTACTGCAAATGTATCAGCAGCAGGAAATCTTATTGAAGTATTCGTGTCTCCAGTATGAACTATCGAATCTCCAATTGAAACAGCTCCACTGATAGTTGCAATTCCAGTAACACGAAGACCATCTCTTGCTGTAATAACACCGACTGAATCTATATTTGTTACATCCTCATACGTCAATACACCACCTACCCCAAGATTACCTGTAATAGTTGCACTCGCAGCATTTATAGTTCCACCAGTTACATTACCCTCAATCGGACCAACAAATTTAGTTGCAGTTACAACACCAGCAGTTATATTATTAACAATAGGAATATCAGCCTTAGTTCCATCAGCACGAAACAGATTTATATCACCACCATTAGCAGTGATACTGTTTATTCCTGATACACTATTTGGTCGAATTACAGTCATAACTTTATTTATTATACCACCACAAAATTACCATCAACATTTAGAACACCATTGACTGATACAGGACCTGCCATCAGACCATTCATTGAGGTTCCAATATAATGATTACCATTGATTGCATTATCATATAATATCATACCATTACTTACATAAAGTCCTCTTGCAGAATTACCTATGCCTTGTAGGTCAGGATCATCAACGTTTGTAGTTCCAATACCAACAGTCTGTGAAGAAGTTTGAATACCAGTGATCGCTGTGGTAAATGCACCAGCTCCTCCTCCACCACCTGCAATGCTTATATCAATTCGATTACCATCTCTCTTAAATGTATTACCAGCACCAACAAAATTAAGAATACGAACAGTTCCGATACCTGAGCCAGCAGATTGAATACCAACAACTGGATCAGAATCAATCAATTCAATATTACCCGATCTACCTAAAAATCCTGTAACACCACTTGTAGAAGCACCAGCAAAACCAATATGTCTTACATGAATGACTGTTCCTTGTGCAGGTGCAGATGCAAATGTAAGTGAGTTAGATCCTGTGCCAGAAACATTATATGATCTTGTGTTTTGTGAATCAGATGGATACTGCATCACACCATCTAATGCAACTAATATATTATCATTATTAACGACTGCTCTTGATAGAGTAAAAGTTGTTGTGCTTCCATCAGCAGTGAAGGTATCTACCTTATTGTCTGAGATATCAAATGTTGGGAAGTTATTTGCGACAAGATTACCAAAGATAACATCAGAGGAGGATGGTGCAGCTGCGAAGACGATTACTGAACCATTTGAATTTATACCATATCCATTTGCAGGTGATGTTGAATCATGTGGTCTTTGTATGACACCATTATGTGATAAGAACAACTGAGCTGCCCTTGTCATCTGTGCTTTTGTACCACCATCATATGTTGCTACAAACTTTGTATTAACTCCATCAAAAGCAACACTTAGAGTGTGTGCTGTACCAGTTCCAGTTCCTGTAATATTAATTGCTGTTCCAGAGTTTGCGTTTGATGCGTTGGTTGCTAATTTAATTGTATTATGATCTATCTTAATTACAAAATATACTGTGCCTGTTGCGAGTCCTGTGATATTTCCACCACCACCATTCGTATATGTAACTCTTGAACCAGTTAAAAATCTATGATTGTTAATTGTGATTGTATCTGCCACATGATTAACAACATTACTATCTGAACCATTAAAGGTCGTAGTAAAGGCAAGATCATCTAAGATCTTAAAACTATTATTTTCCCCTGTTGCGTTACGATTACCTAGATATGCCATGTTACACCACCACTAAAACTGAACCTGTTGCAACGTCAATTGTTGCTCCGACTGCAACACTGACTGTACCAATTAATAATCCATTCTTTCCAGAGGGAACATTAATACTGCTACTAATATCATTATCAATTAGAAGTGCACCATCTGTAATTGCAATATTACCGAGTGACTGTAATGCACCTTCGGAGTTTGCTGTACCAACTGCCTGTGCTGTACCAACACCAACAACTTTACTGGTTGCAACACCAACTTCATCAGATGCCCAAGTACCAGCAGCACCAACACCACCTCCACCACCTTGTACAAACACGGTAGCAATACCATTTGTGACAAACGCAGTGGTAACACCTGGACCTGCAAAATTAAGAGAGGTAACTCCACCACCAACACTTACAGTTGATGTATTATTCGCATTCGATGTTGATATGCCTAACTTTGCACTATCTTGTAAATGTTGAAGTCCAACTGTGCCATCACCAGGAACTCCAATTCCTAATGCAAGACCAAGAACAATGATGAAACAATCATCTGTTGAAGCAGGTGCCTGTGCAAAAGTTATTTCATTATTATTAATCTGATAAGCAGAGTCTGCCTCTTGAATTACACCAGCGACTGATACTAGAAGTGAGAATGATGAACCAGGAAAAAAATCACTACCACCACTCTTCAACTGAAAAGTGACAGTAGATCCATCAAACTGAGATGATATATCATCCAGTTTTAAATAATTACCAGAAGTGAGTTCTCGACCAAGATAAGGCATAATTTAAACCTTTATTATGTTGCGATGCCGACTACACCCTCTGCATAAGCAGCTTCGATTATAGCTGTCGTTCCAATTGCAGTGATAGCTTCTCCTTTGTTGATTTTATAATTTGTATAAGCATTTTGTATTTGAGAAATTGCAATGCTTGCACGAACTTGAATTGCATTTGTAAGCCATTCTTTCTGATCAATCATACAGGACTGAAGTGCTTTATATTCTGCTGTTGTAATTCCGACTGAGTAACTTGTATGTATCATAATTTTTGTTATTCTTTTGATTATTTATTCAGATTAATAAGCTTGTAATAAACAGCAGCTAAATTGTGTCTCTTGGGATATGTGCAATTTACTATTACCATAGAGGGTGAAATAATCATTCGCATTTAAATTAAGTATGGCAGATGAACCAACCGCTTGGTATTTGCTATTAGCACTTTCATAGTACACAATGATATTAGAGTTTGAACCGTTTATATAAATTTTTAGTTCAGCTGCGCCACCACTATGTGAATCATCAAGTAATCCTCTCAACATAAACAAATAAAGTCCACGAACTGGAGCGGTATATCTGCCATTTGTTGAATTATAAACGTTTGTGTTTGCTCCTGGATGAGTTCCAGTTGAAAATTTTAAATCTTCAGCAGCATTATGCATGTTACTAGAAGAACTAACATTATGCAAACTTCTCATACTAACAGCACCAATAAGATCGAAGCTATTAACTTTATGATAACTGGTGGTTAAGATTCCAGAGATATTAGCTCCTGCTGATGTTACAGTGAGCACTCCTACGTTATCAATCTTATTATCAATTCTAGATGCAACAGTTTGAACCTTTGTATTTCCCGTTGCTATTTGTGTGGCATCAATACCAGTTAAACTTGAACCATCACCTTTAAATGATGTTGCAGTTACAATACCAGTAACATCTATACCTTGTGAATTTGCTGTGACTGCTGAACCAACAACAATATTACTAAAGGTTGTTTGACTATTAGTTGCAGTGATAATACCAGTTACGGTTAAACCATGCGGAAAATTAGGTGCACCGTTGGCATTCTCATTTGTTATTTGATTTGCTCTTAATCTCGACATGATTATGTTTTTTAGTTATTTAGTTTAATTGTAGGTGTATCTTCCTCTTAAAGAGGTGGTTGATAATCCTAATATATCAGGAATAAAATCATCACCATCTTTAATTATTAAATCAGCACCTGAAATTTTTATCTCAGAGTAATTTGTATAAGCAACAGTTGATGAAGGAGGAGGATCAATAGTTACTGTTGCACCAATACTTAATATATTATCAGTGAAGTAAATTTTATTTAGTGGACTGGTCTGTGTTTGAGACAAGGCTGTTCCCAATCCTGCAGCTGCACCAGTTGCTTGTGATATGTCACCAACAAATTTAGTAGCAGATACAATACCACTAAACCTTGCTCCACCATCATCATATATTGTTGATCCAGAACCAATAGGAGTGTCTGCGCCAAGAACATTTATTCCAGCAGCTTCAATTCCTATATTATGAACGTTTGTAGATCCAGTTTTAAAATTTGAAAAAGTTGCTACACCAACTGAAAAAAGATTTCTAACATCATAATGATCATGAGTACTTAAACCACTTCGAGTAACAACTGTGATAGAAGTTGATAGTGCCATATTATGTTATCTCCATGATAGTCAAGGCAACATCTAAACTATTATTCACATCACTCAATGCTGTGACTGTATCGACTGCTTCTACAACTATCTTATTTCCTTGCATAATTTCTAATGCAGATCCTTGTGGGATAGGAACATTCTTTAATATGTTTATATCATCTCCATTTGTTGCTCTTGATATTCCAATTCCAACATTAATTCCTTGACCTGAAACATTCGTACAAGTCACACCAATTATAACTGTGGTTGTCGCACCAGGTACTGTGTATATTCCAACTGTGGATACACCAATATTATTTTTCGATTTTAATTTAAAAGTATTAGCCATTTTTTATAGTTTAAAAAGGTGCAATATCCCCGTTGAGATATTTATAATCATCCCAAAGCAATCGCCAGAGCAACAACATCAGCATTCGTAACACCACCAGCAGATGTAACAGTTGCAGTATCACCTGAAACAGCAGCAGCGATACCAGCTCCAACAAAGTTGATTGTGGTGATACTACCTGCAGTTCCGACTGTTGATCCTTCATCTTTAATTGTTAAAGCATCAACACGAACAGTAGAGATACCAGTATTAGATGATGCATCAACACCTATTAATGGACCTACAAAGTCAAGTCCTGTAGCACCAGTTGCTTTACTACCACTTCCCTCAGATATTCCTAGTCCTGCGATTGCATTGACAGTCACCGTTGCAATACCTGCACCAGCAGCTGCATCAGCAGTCACAACACTACCTATGAAGTTGATAGTTGAAATACTGTTTGCTGTACCAACGATAGTGCTTTCATCACGAATTGTGATACCCTCAATCGCACCAGCAGGAGCAGAGTTTACCCATTGTGGAGCGGCACCTGCACCACTTGATGCAAGTATCTGACCTGCGTTACCTGTTGGTAGTACATCTGAGTCATTATTTGAATCTTGATATACAATCTGATTTGTACCATTGATTGCGAGGTCAGTTGCAAGAGTTGCTGTGCCAGATAAGTTACCAGAAAAACCACCAGTTGATGTAGTGACACCACTAACTAATGCATGACCAACAACATGAAGTTTTGAAGTTGGATTGGTAGTTGAGATACCAAAATTACCTCCTGATGAAATTCTAGCTCTTTCAGTTACTCCAGATTGGAAAAATATTCCATTTGATCCACCAATCGCACCAATAGTTCCTCGTAAATTTCCGTTATTTCTAAATTCAATACAGTTTCTATCTTGGTTCCCCGTGCCAACTCTATTAACAACAAATGGTGTTGCATCTGAGGCGATAACGGATTGTGTTGAGTTTGCTCCAGAGAGAAAAACTCCTTGCTCAGTTGAACTACTTACAGGTGATGCAGTTAAACCAATAAGTAAATTACTATTTGAAAAAAGTAAAGTTGACTCACCATTTAATGAGTCTGTAGTTCCTGTGCAGGTAATTAATCTATTATTTGCTTGGTTTGCTACGGCTGGTACTCCACTTAAGTTTGAACCATCACCAGTAAAAGATGTAGCAGATAAAATACCCGTAACAACAGCACCCGTATTATTCGTTTCTAGTTTAAGATTATTATTGAAAAATAATTGAGTTGATGCATTTTTATTGAATAGTGCATGTGTTCCTGTGGAATCGCCACTTAAAAAGTAATGATTATCTGCTGAGTATGTTATTGCTTTGTTACTACCTGCACTTACAATATCAATACCAGATTGAGGAATATGTTGAATATAATTTTCTGGACTATGATTAAATGTTATTGAATCAGCAATACCTACTTTTGTGAATGAAGTGATACCAGAAACATTAAGTGAAGTTAATGTACCAACACTTGTCAACACAGAAGCAAGAACCGTTGAACCAAGTTGAGTTGCGGAAATTACCTCAGTATTATTAATCTTATATACTTTACCTGATGCAAGGTTTAAGTTTTCAGAAGATGCTAAGTTACTCCCTGTTGCTTCAAATTGGAATGTCTTATTACCACTTCCTGATGCGATTGTAATACCACCACCATTTGCAGCAGCGTCATTCGCAGCACCAGTTGCAACTTGAATATTTTTATCAACAATATTAACAGTCGTAGAGTTGACTGTGGTTGTTGTACCATCTACCTGTAAGTCACCAGCAATTATAACTTTACCTGTATTATCACCAACAGCCGCAGGGTCAAGAGTAAATGTCGCAGGACCTGAGATTGTGTTTGATGTAACTCTAATTGCTGATCCAGATGCACCAGTATGAAACTCAGTACCAGTGATTGTGCTTGAAGCATTTACAGTACCAGTAATACCTAACTGTGATCCATTGAATGTTAAGTTTCCACTATCTTCTAGTACTCCAGATGTTCCTGCAATAACAACTCTATTATCTGTTAGGTCAGAAACTGTAGCAGAAGAAAGAACTGTCTCACCACCACTTACATTTAATCCACCACGAAGAGTTGCAGCGTAATTACTATTAACTACATTTGAGTTAGTGACAATCGCATTACCCATGTAACCATGAGCAGTACACTGATAATGTAAAACATTTGGTGTCTCATCACTTACTGTAATCTCAGTATAAGTATTCTGGAAATTAACACCTGTAGTATAATTTGTAGTTTTATCTGCTTCAAGATAAAACTTTAATGGATGACTTCCTGTATTATCATTCGTAAATCTATAAGTTCTGCCAGGTGTTAAAGTTAAAATTGGTGCTTGTATGCCATCAATCAAATATGCATTACCACTTCCTGTTCCATTATATCTGTGAGAAGCATCCTTACTTGCAACAGTAACAGTAAAGTTTTTTGTGGTTGCACTATGTGGAGCTACAAGATTTGTATATCCCTTGAACTGACCAGCAACTGATAAATCACTTTGAAACGTACCGACTCCAACAAAAGTAGAGATACCAGCAACAAAAAGATTAGTAGGACTGAGTTGACCAGGAGATGATACACCCTTACTACCAATGTATCTGTAACCAACAATGTAAATATTACTATCAGTTACACCACTCGGTAATCCTGATCCATTAAAGTTTAGAACACCAGATGAATAATCAAAGAACCATCCATCATTAGATCCTGAACCACCAGCAGGTAATAAAGTACCACCAGAGTTTGGATCTCCCTTATAAACTTTAAGAACATAAGCAGTTCCAAACTGAGTGTCAATCCAATCAGTTAAACGTGCAGAAGATGTATTATTATATGTCGTATACGCAATGAAAGCACGACTACCAGAGACAGAACTGTCTGCTGTCATCCGTAGAGCAGATGAAGTGCTATAAACTTTTACTATGGCAGTATCTGATCCTGGTGGAGTCGTTGGAATACTTAAACTCTGATTCCAAATACTACTATCAGGTACAACTAATGGAGATGGTAAAGATTCTGCAAAGGGTTCTTTCGTTGTGCCACCACTTATTGAACCAGTTCCTGTTACAGATCCAGTCTTTGATAAGGTAAAACCAACTTTCTTTAGTAGAAAATCAACCTTTTGTTCGGTAGTTGCTGACACTTAATTTCCTCTCCTATATTATGTATCCGACAATGAAATATCACTAATGGAATTTCCATCAGTTAACTTAAATCTAATCAAAACTCGATTATTACTATCATTAGAAGATGACTCTGATCCGAATACACAAGTAAATGTACCACCATTAGTATCCATTACACCACCAGATGCACAACCTGGATTTGCATTATTAGGTACACCAGCACCGATGTATGCTTGGAACATATCTGCCCAACCATTTGTGTTAGATAATCCACTCGTCCATGCAGAGTTATCAGGCATACACACAAAACATCCTGCGAGTGAACCAGTATATGATATGTTAAACTGAGAGATCGCAGACTGTATGAATTGGAACTGGAAGTATTGAGTTCCACTTCTACCAGAAGATAGATTAGGACCAGCTGGAAGATATCCAGATGCATAATTTGTCTGATCGTGACGTAGATCTCCACCTCTTACGATTGCTTCATATACAGCAGGGGTTCCCGCTGCGTTACCATCCCAAGTTACAAAGGTTGGAGATGGTGTATCACCACTTGCTCCTGCCTTGACTCTGGTAGCAGAACCACCAGTTAAACTACCAACTGTGCATTCAATAGCATCTTCATCAACGTTGTTTGTAAAGTCAGCAGTCGTACCCATGATGTTGACTGCAGAACTTAATGTTGCTCTTTCATTTAAATCACTTCCATAAGGAGTAGTGCAATCCCATCTATGGAAATGGTTTGAAGTTATCGTTGCGTGTACGTTTCTTGGAACGTGAGTTGCAGTTACAATCGCAGGAGTTCCTGATGCACCCCAATTTCTTTGAGGTGGATGAGATCCTTGCACACCAGAAACACTTGTCTCATTGAAAAGTTTAGATGCATCTGGTCTGGTAAATCCAGTGGTTTGACTCTCAGCAGTGAGTAATACATTATTATTACTATTATACATGTCACCAGTTGCATTAGTAACAGATATATTATAACTGAATGCATTTCCTGATGCCTCAGTATAATGAGGAACATATGATGAATATGATAATGTTGGTGATCCTGGTGGAGAGACAGCACCAAAAGTCATATCAGGTACACCTACTGTACTTGGATCTTCATACCAGAAGGTTGATTGAGTTGTGCTTGAGTCTTGTGTAAAGAATGCTTTATTAAATCCATCAGGTGATGCAGCATTTAATAACTTCGCATCATATATCTGATAAAATTCTGATGTGATACCTGGATCTCTGGTTGAATTAGATGCATCCTCATTATTTGAAATGACTAATTTATCATAGGTTCCATCATTATTTGATGTAGATAGAACAACTGTTCCTACACCAACTGCATTTATAAATCCTTTAACAGTTCCAGCATCTCCTGGTCCGTATTCTGTTAGAGTATCAGTTGTTACCTGACTTGTAGTATTTCTGACGTATGAAGTAGTACCAGTTTGATCGGGTGCAGCACCACCTGTATTGTTTGTAGGAGTAAATCCAGCACAGAGAAAATGCTCTGTATCATTTGTTAGATCAACAACTGCATTGTTGATTGTTGTTGGTGGATCAGGAACTAACTTTCCTAATATAAAATTTAATTCGTTAATTGAGTCTTTTGTATGATCTGTATTGTTTATCGTAAATGCTCCTGACTTAAATCCACCTGCAGGTGTTCCTATAACTTGATTACCAGTATATGTTGTGGCAGTTACAGTACCGACATATTCAATCGAACCTCCACCATATGTCTCTTCCCAAGGATTAAGTAATGCAACCGTATCAGCTATACCAACACCATTAGTCTCTCTTTCTGCGTATAATTTTCCATCGTAAGTGTTAAGAGCAATCTCTCCTAACTCTAAATCTGCCAAAGTGGGTCTCTTCCCTGCTATAGCAGAGCGTTTAAATCTATATGGTGTCGCCATTTAACTCATTCGGTATGTACCAAAAAAAGGCAGTATATACTGTCTATGTTTTATTTATTCAAGTTGCATTATTCCGTCTTGGTCGATAAGCAAATAAGTTAGTTGGAGGGTCTGGTTCCATCCATTCTTTTATCTTTTCATATCTCTCATTACTAAAAAACTCCTGAGAGAAATACCATTCTTCCCACGGAGTATGTGACTTATCTTGATTGCAGGAATGACAGCAGCATACTACATTCTTTGTAAAGTCTGCTCCTCCTTTTGAACGAGGAACAATGTGATCTATTGTTATGTGATTATCTGATCCACAGTAAGCACATTCATAATCCCATGATTCTTTTATCTTTCGCCTCCATAACCTTTTTGCTTCTTGTGAACTAGTTGTTTCCAAATTGAACAAATACTGTTGAGGTGAAGATAAAACTCTCATACGTGCTTGCGACTTGCTTTTATTTATCGTTTTGATATTTTTTTATACTTTCTTCCCATTCTGACAAAGAAGATTGTAGTTGACCTTCATTCTCATCGGGATCAAACTTGTCATATCCTTTCATCTTTTTCCATTCATTATGGAGAGCACCTAACAACCATGCCTGAGATAAACTCTTAGGTCCGTTCTCAAGTAGTTCAATATATCTTTTGTTATTTGTGTAACCTTTATACTCCTCTCTCCAGTTAGAGTCATCATAAGATTTATTCATTTTCAATAGTGACATTTCTTATTACAATTCTTTCATCCTCGATTCTAAAT